CTGGGCAGTGATCGCCGAGCTGAACGGCAACTTCTTCCTGCTGGAAAGCGGCGGCACCACCCGTGGCTACGAGCCTGAGGTGTTGTCGATGTTGGCGGCCAGGGCGAAACGCTGGCAGGTGAACTACTGCGTGGCGGAGAGCAACATGGGCGACGGCATGTTCACGGCCCTGCTGTCACCGGCGATGGCCAAGGTGCATCCGGTGTCGATCGAGGAGGTGCGCGTCAGCCAGCAAAAGGAGCGCCGGATCGTGGACACCCTGGCCCCTCTGGTGCAGCAGCACCGACTGGTGGTGAGCAGCGAGCTGATCCGCCGGGATTACCACGATGCCGAGCGCGATCCAGAGACGGGCCACCAGCGCTCGCTGATGTATCAGCTCAGCCGCATCACCGTGGACCGGGGGTCACTGACCTTTGACGACCGGATCGACGCCACGGCGCTGGGGGTCAAGTTTTTCACTGACGCTGCAGCCCAAGACCAGGAGAAAGCCAAGGCCGCCCGTCAAGACGAGCTCGAGGACACGATGCGGCAAGCGTGGTTTGACGAGACCGGATCCAGTATTGACGCTCTGGCGCTGGGCTGGAAACCGCAGCCCAAGGCCAGGGCATTTGGCGGGGTCAGGCGGTAGCAGCGTCGTCTGAACGCACGATCGGCACCACGTTGCCCTTGTCCTTGAGGGCCGAGAAGTCGAGCTTGCTGGCCATCTTCGAGCGCAGCTTGGCGGTGTCGCTCTCGGCCAGGTTGGCAGTGATGCTGTTCTGCTTCAGCAGCTGCAGCGCGACACGCAGATCGTCGTTGCTGGTGGGGATGAGATTGCCGTCCTCATCGACACCACCGTTATCGACGCGTTCTCGCACGGTGCGGACCACCGAGGCATGGAGTTCCTCGAGTTCCTTGGCAAGGTCTGCCACGGTTACATGGGTGCAGAGTTCTCCCCATCATGCCCATCAAGGATGTGCAGTTCACAGACCAGAAGTGGCTGGACTTTTGGGAGAGCTTTAAAGGGCATGAGCATCAGGTGAAGGGGATCATCAAGCTGGGCCAGCAGATCAAAGAGGCTGACCCCTGCCTGCTAACTGATGGCGCGGAGTGGGTGGTGGATTACCGCAGCCAGCAGGCCGCGGCCCTGGTGCGCAACCCGCTGAACGTGCGGTGGCAGAGCCAGCTGGATAACAAGAGCGGCACCGGCTACCGCGAGTGCTTCTCGAGCAGTTGCGCAATGCTTGCGATGTATTGGGGAAAGGTGGCCAAGGGCGACGACGAGTACAACGCCGTCCGGGCCAAGTACGGGGACACCACCGATGCCCAGGCCCAGCTGGCGGCATTGCGGTCCCTGGGGCTGAAGGCCGACTTCTTCACCAACGGCACCCCTGCGGCCCTGGAGCGGGAGATTGATGCCGGCCGGCCGGTTGCTGCGGGCTGGCTCCATAAGGGCCATGTGAGCGCCCCCAGCGGTGGCGGGCACTGGTCGGTGGTGATCGGCTACACCACCGCGGCCTGGATCCAGAACGACCCCAACGGCGAGGCCCTGCTGCTTGCCGGCGGCTACACCGGCAACACCAAGGGGGCTGGGGTGGTCTACAGCCGCAAGAACTGGAATCCCCGCTGGATGCCCGGTGGCTCTGGCGGCTGGTATCTGACCTGCAAGCCATGAAGCGCGAACGATTCGAGGCCAAGACCCTGTGGATCGAAACCAGCCGCGACTGGAACGGCCGCTACTGGATCGCATGGAAGCCGGATGTCTCGCTCTACTTCCGTGATTGCCCAGCGATGGTGAAGTGGCTGGCCTGGCCCAAAGGCACGCCCACCAGGACCAGCCTCGACAGCTGGCTGGATTCCCTGGCAGCGGCCGATGCGGAGCGTGAAAGCCGCTCCCGTGATCCACAACCGGACTTGCAGCTAACCGATGAGCTGCTGGCCACTGGCTTTGGTCCCGAGTGTCATCTCGACGAGACGGACCCGAACTACCAGACCAAGACCGTGATCTGAAGGGGTGGCAGGTGGCCGGTCCTCACGAGGTGCCGGCCTCACCGCTGCCTGCCGCAGCGGAATGCCTAGTGATCTCGAAAGACGACTAGGGCCAGACCCTAGCCAGCCCCTGTGTCGCAAGCACTCACACCTTCGGGGGGTTGGACCGCAGGGCCAGGAGTGTGGCCAGCAGCCCGCTCAGCGTGGCCTGGGCCTGCTCAGCCGGGGACCGGCAAGCATCCGGTTCTTTGGCAGGCAGCTTGCCTTGCGTCTTCACATAGAGCTGCCACATCTGGGGGCCGATCCAGAAGGTGCAGCTGGTCCAGCTGGCGACAGACAGGGCAGCGCTGGTGGCCACCACCCAGGTGATCGTCCGCGCAAGCCAAGCGGGCATCACTCGTGGCGCCGTTCAATCGTGCGCAGCCGCTCCTCGTGGTCCTGGAGCATCACCTGCATTGCACCCAGGATCGTGGTTGTCTTCGCCTCGAACTTGCCTAGTCCGTTGGCGATCTTCCACAGCGCGGCCACTCCAGAGCCGCCAAGACCGACCAGGGCAAGGATCGAGGCTGGCTCCACTACGGGCTTAGCTGCACAGGTGCAGCGTACCGACCTGCGCGGTGCCGGCAAAGCCAGTCATAGATTTCTGGCCTCTGTTCACGATTTGCTCGCCACAGCACACCAGCAACGTGTCTGAGGCTGGCAGTGTCTTTGGCATGGCTGAGGTAGGCCATCGTTGTTTCCAGGCTGCAGCCGCCCCTGGCCTTGCGCTTGAGGCGCTTGAGCGAGCGCTTGCGGATCAGCTTGTACCCGCGCCAGTGGCGATAGCCAACCCAGTCCACGCCATCAGCAATCCAACCCACACCGCTCTTGCTGTTGAGCTTCAGGCCCAGCTCCTCCACCTTCGCGGCCATGGCCTGGTGGGCGGCATGGGCCTGCTCAGCCGTCTCGAACAGGGCGATCATGTCGTCGCAGTAGCGCAGGTAGGTGCCGAGCTTCAGCTCACGCCTGGCGAAATGATCCAGCGGGTTGAGGGCCATGTTGGCCATGATCTGGCTGGTGCTGGCGCCAATGGGGATCCCGCAGTCCCCGCCATTGACCTTGATGAATTGCCATAGCAACTCAAGCGTGGGCTTGCATTTGATGTGGCGGCACATCTCTGCGTAGAGAGAGCGGTGGTTGATGCTGTAGAAGAACTTGCTGATGTCCAGCCCGAGGCAATACTTCCAGCGCTGATCTCTCAAATAGACGTGCAACTGCTTGCTGCAGCGGTGTGTGCCGCGGCCAATCAGGCAGCTGTAGGTGTGTGCAATCAGCCGGTGCTGCAGCGGCACCCGCAACGCATTGCAGACCGCGTGCTGCACGATCCGATCCTCCAGAAACGGCGCCTGAATCAGCCGTGGCTTGGGATCCTTGATCCAGAACTCGTAGTGCTCATGGGGCCTGTAGCGCCCATCCAGCAGCCTGGCCTCCAGGCGGGAGAGGTTGACGGCCAGGTTGCTCTCGTAGCGGAGGATCAGGCTCTTGCTTCCCTTGCCGCTGCGCACCTCCTTCCAGGCATCCAACAGCCCCTCGTAGCTGGCGATCTGGGGCCAGAGGTTGCCAAGTCTGTGGGGCATGGTGAGACGGTCGCAGAGCTACTGGAATCACCCGACCCGGCTATTGAGAGCCAGAAGGCTCAAGGACGAACTCCCTCCCTTCAGCACGGCACGGAAGCTCCCCTTGAGGATCTTCACCTGGCGTGAATGCGCTGGAGTCGGACGGCACGAGCGCCATTGTTGTTGTTCGCGTTGCTGGAATCGTTGTTGAGATTGACGTTGAACACCCCCGCATTGGCGGTGTTGTCCCAGTTGCCCCCAACAATCGGCAGCATGTCAGGAGTCCGCCCTGAGTTCAGAGCGTAGCCAGCCGCCTAGGAGCCTGCCAACTTCGTCGAGCTTTTCGCAGGCAATGCGGTGGCGTCTGGGATCAATGTGCTTGGCTTCCACTGCCAGGTTGAGCAGCTGGCGAAGGAACTCATGCTGCACGTTGAAGCGTGTGAGGTCGGTCTTTTTGTGCTGCTTCTTGTTGGCGGCAATGGCCAGTTCCAGACAGAGATAGCCGATCTCCCGCATTTTGGCCGAAAGGATGTACTTCTCATACCTGGGCATGTTCCGGGTGAGGACGTCCAGGTAGAGACAGAGGTCTTTGCAGCGCCTCTCAATAAGCCAATAGCGCTCCTGGCGCTTGTCCAGTCCTTCTGGAGGAGAAGGGGAGGCTGCCGCCTCCCCCGCATGGCTGCTCACGCAGCCAGAAGGCGGACGGCACGAGCGCCAATGAGGCTGCCCGCGTCGCTGGAAGCGTCGCCGAGAGC